CTCATTTGCGCTCCTTCACTGCCTGCTCGATGGCGCTGATCGCTGCGTTATAGAACGTCGCACCCGGAATCCGCGAGCATTCTGCGTGAACCTGTTGCGCGATTTCCTTTGCTCGCTCATCCGTCAGAGCCGCATCCTTCCCGGCGTCCGCACGCTCACTCGCGCTTGCTGCAAGATACGCATCAACACACACTTTCGCGTCTTGAATGCTGAAACCGTGCCAAACATCGGCGGACTTTGAGACAGCGTCTGCGGCTTTGGCGAGTGCGTGCCACCAAGGCTTCGCCCCCGCTGTGTCGGCGTCCGCACGCTCAGGCGTAGGGGCTGCGCTTTTAAGACAAGCAAAGCATCCGTTTCCACCGCAATGAGCGCACGTGGTATCAAAAGTGCCGTCATAGTTGAGCGTTGTTCTCGGCCCCACCGGTTGCGCCTCACGCGGTGCGCACTCGGCTTGCGGGATCTTCGTACCAAAGATCCTCGCGTATCCCTCGTCGTACTCCTTCGAGGGACCTCGGGTTCTCAGGGTATCCCTGGTGATGTCGTTCTTGGATGAACCGTTACTCACACTTGCTCCTGCACTGGGTTGCGAAGACTGGTAACCCACCAGCCCTCGGAGTTCTTTGCCATCCCTTTGGTCACCATCTCGGAGACCTTCAGGCACCTACGGGGATCATGAGGGACCCCATACTCACCCACGCGGTGCTTCTGGAAGGCTGCGGTACTGTTGAAGTACTCGTGGCACTGAGGGCATTGGTTGTGGTCGCCTCGGAGTTTCACTGAAGGTTCCCTTGTTTGGTAGCTTCACGGTAGAGTCCGTGGGCGTAACTGTAGCCATCCCAGTTGTCGACACCAGCCATACGGAGGCACTCAAGGAACAGTGCGTTCTCTTTAAGTTCTTCCAGGGTCTCCACCTCAACCAGCAGGTGTGTCTTGATTTCGTTGTCTTTCATTAGCAGCCTGCAAAGTTAGGGATGATGTTCCCTTGGTTATGGTGATCACACGCCATCTGCCAGTAGTCGACATAGGTAGGCGAGGGGACACAGAACCAGAAGGGAAGGGACCACCATAGGTAGGCGGTCTGGAACATTAGCGGTCGTCGCCGGACCCTGAGATGACTCCTCGGGCACTACGACTCTGCAGCTTCTCAATGTTCCCCTCAGCGATGGAACCGAGACTCAGACCAGCATCCGCAGCAATAGCAGCAACGAACCACAGGATGTCACCAAGTTCCTTCTTGATTACCTTGGGATCCGGCCCGTACTCGTCACGGATGCTCTTGGCGAGGTAGCTGTTTAGTTCCCCGACTTCACCAGTCAGGCCAATCAGTGCGTACACTTCGCCAGCCGAGGGCATACGGAAGCTCAGGGCCTCCTCTTGATACAGGTTGAATCCGTTCATTTCTCTTCTCTCTTTACAAAGTGTTTGTCTTTGGGATTGCAGCACTGGGTCCCAAGGGGAATCACTCGGGAACACCACCAGCAACGATAGGTTTTCACAGGATGTAGCAGCGCTCGGGATACCAGATGGCAACCTTGGAACCGCCTTGGTACAACTTGCCGTTCCTCAGGCTCGCCACGCACTCTTGAAGGTATGCCGAGCGCCCACTTGTGTACGCCTTAAGGAACTTACAGCCCTCTGTGAACACCTCGCCTTTCATATCTTTGATTAAGGTTTCCATCGGTCGTCCAAGTCAGGACGGTTCTTGATCATCCAGCTTGCGAACATCAGGCAGCAGGACGCGTGGTACAGGTGGCTCTTGCCAGACTCAGGGTCCAGGTCCTCACCGTCATTGAAGGCTGCTTGGTGGCGTGCTGCAGCGTCCATCAGGCGGGACACAGAGAGACCCTTGCGCCAGTTGTTGGCTGCGTACTTCTTCTCACCGAACGTAAGGACCTCAGCGACCCCGAGGAGCCACGAGGAATCCAAGAGGGACATACGGGCCTTGCCTTGGTCGTGCTTGGTTCCTTCGGTGTCCACGGGGAGTGAAGCGTTCAGGATGTCATTGAACTTCTGCTCGTCATTGATACCGAGGAACTTCGGGCCAGCCTTCTTGGCTTCCCAAGCGGGGTAGAACGTATCGAGCGAATCAAGACAGGCTCCACAGTCGGTTCCCTCGGTGCTTCTCTCTGTATGTTTGCAGTTGAAGCAAGACTTCACTATGGCTTCCATAGAATTACCTCACTCTTCTCAAAGTCCCAATCAGAGGCATGCAGGATCCGAGCGCATCGCGCCTGTACCAATGCATCGTCTTCAGTGAGACCAGCTTTAATGTATGCGTGCTTCACTGTGTCCCAGTTAGCACCCTTGGTTTCCAAAAGTTTCTTTGCGGATACCGGACCAATACCAGGGCACCCAGGGAACCCATCGGTCACATCGCCAGTAAGCGTCTGCGTCAGGAACCATTCCCAAGCGTCCTTATCGGTAACCTGGATCTTCTTGCCGTTAAGCTTCTGATCGAGGTGCCAAAGGGTCCCTGGGATTGTCTTGAGGTCCTTGTCCATGGTGACGATCATCGTCTTACCCTTGAACTTGGTCGCTAGGATCCCCATGCAATCGTCAGCCTCGAGCGTAGGTTTCTCGAAGTGAGGATAGAGTTCCTTGGACCATTCCTTGAGGGCACCATAGCCCACAGGCTTACGGGACTTACGGTTCCCTTTGTACGGGGGATAGACCGTGGACCTAAAGTTATCCGAGGAGGTGTAGCAGAGCTTCAGTTCATCGCAGCCTGTGTCATCCACGAACTTCTGGATGTAGCCTTGGAAGAGTTCCTTGGCCCTGCCTACATCGGTATAGATCGACCAGACATCATCGCCCCAGTCGACCTCGGTCTCACAAGCTGCGGCTGCCCGGTAGCAAGGGATGTCGGCGTCTATCAGGAGGAGCATTAGGCTTCCTCGATCTTCAGGACAGCCTTGTACTTCCCGTGGGGGATGATCTCGATGATCTCCACCTCGTTCCCATCCTGAGCAAAGACCTTCCAACCAGCCAATGCTTCCTCGAAGGACACATAGGGAATATCGGAAATCGCTGCGTCACTACGGCGGAAGAATCGGAATTCCTTGGGTACCGGGGTTGCCTCTACGTGCTTCACTCGGCAGGCGTAGCAGGTCACCTCACCACTACCGTTGTCCAGGTCAAGGCCCACAAATTCATCATCGGACCAGACCACCGTGCCTTGATCTCCACGCTTTGCGAGACTGCTGCTGTAGTTCTCAACGAACTCAACGCGGTCACCAACTTGAAACTCAGTGTTGTTGCTCATCTTCAAACTCCTGTTCATCAGCCCCGAGGGCATCATTGATTTGTCGTGTGCCATCTTCAAGGGCGAAGATCAGCGTCAGCGCTTCTTGTTCTTGCTCGAGGTCATACGGGTCGATGGTCTCTGCGGTCACCTTGAACAGGGTCGCCAGCTTCTCCTCAAACTCGTACTCCACTCCGTCCACTTCCACGCTGAGGTACAGGTGGTCCCCATAGAGGTATGGGGTTACGGATACATCGGGTGCCTTAGGTTTCCTAGCCATTCAGTACCGCCAAGCCTTCTCGTGTGATAAGCCACTGGACTCCGAAGGTCCCTTGGGTTACCTCGGTTGTAATTAGGCCCAACGAAGCCGCCGCCGCGACCTCGTGAGCATGTTGTCGAGCAAAGTTGCCCTTGACGAACGGAGGGTCCGTCCAAGCTTTCATGAGTACTTCTTCAACCATCAGTGACACTCAGCCCAGTTATTTCCTGTCTTGTACTCAGCATCCACAGGACACTTGAAGTTGAAATGATCACCAGCACGACGAGCGCACATGGCCGCCAGTTGCCCGAACTCGTCTTCGAGACCTTCACGAGTAGCTATCTGGAATTCATCGTGCACCCATCCCAAGAGCGTCCAGTCCGCATCCCACCCGTACTTGTAGCCACGGGCTTCGATCTCCATGAAGACCTCGAGCAGCCACCGCTTCGCAATGACAGCACCAGCACCCTGCAGCAGCGTGTTGAGGGCAGCATGCTTGTGGCGTACGGGAACCCTGCGACCATCGAGACCAGTTAGGTAACCACGCTCCGCACGCTTATCCACGGCTTTCTTGAGGCGACCAAGGGCAGGGAGTTTCTCTAGGAACGATTCTTTGAGTTGCTTACCTCGCTTAGCACCCTCACCAACAATGGAACCGATCTTCGCGTCGCCAGCCCCGTAGAGCCACCCATAGATGAACGTCTTGGCGTTGTTGCGCGTAGGAAGGCCTGCAGCCTGTTGATTGACTGTGTGGATATCGCCATCGAGAATGATTCGTCCATATTCGCCGTTGTCCCATTGGGCCATGTAGTGAGCGAGGCAGCGGAGTTCGATACCTGAGAGGTCGACACCAACTTGCTTGAAGCCCTTGCGAACGTGGAAGAGTTCACGGTACTCATAGCCCCAACCGCCCTCAGCACCCAAGAGGATGTTGTCTTGCTTATCCTTCTTCACCGAGGGAACCTGAGCGATGTTCGGCCACGAGTGCGTACACCGGCCTGTTACTGCTCCGTTCGTGTTGATGGAGTGGTGGATGTGTCCCTTGTGCTCGAGCTTCAGCCACGCCTTGTCTCCCTCAGCCAACTGGCCGATCCTCTTCTCGAGCAGGAAGTACTGAGCGAGGACCTGAGCCTCGGGATAATCCAGCTTCTCGAGGACCGTTTCGTCTACCTGAGGTTTCCCTGCGGGTGTAAAGGCCGTGGGTACCCATCCGTACTTCACCTTCAGACGATGGGCGATCTGGTCACGACTACCGGGATTGAACTCGGTGATCTTGTCCTTCAGGCGCTTACCAGTCTTCAGGGAGAACCGTTCTTCCACGAGGGGCGGGAAGGTTTCCATCATCAACTGACGGATAGCATCACGCTCTACAGCAAGGGTCGCGTACAGCTTGGCAGCAGCCTGGACATCGAAGGGCCAACCGCTACGCTCCATCATCGAGCAGTACCAGCGGACAGCGTGCTCCAGGTCCACAGCTTCCTGTGAGTACTCAATGGTCTCCAGGTGCTTGTACAGGGCCTCAGTGACTTCAACGTCGAGGTCACAGTAGTCACCCATAGACTCGGAGTACTCGAGCCACTCAAGGCCCTCAGGGTAGTTCTGCTTTCCCCAAGTGGTGATCCATGCGGACTGGTCGAGCTTCTCGATGGCCTTGGGCGTAAGGGAGCACAGGTGTTCCTCAAGGGCCTCCCCGACATTCATCTCGATCCATCGCTCCTTGAAGTCAGTTGCGTACTCACCTTTCTGGAGTCCCAAGCGATAACCCCAAGCCTCTAGCTTATGGGAACCCACAAGGGAACTCGGGAGAACCTTGGCCTTCACATGGCCACCATCGCGGGTGCTCAGGTCAGGGAAGAACAGGCGGGACTTGACCAACGTGTCGACAACCTTCGTGCGATCCACGGTGAACCCTGGGTACAACTTCTGGATGACAGGGATGTCATACGAGATGATGTTGTGACCAGCAAGGATCCCTTGGTCTGCCATCTCTTGAAGATAGTACACACCCAGGTGTACGTTCTCAGGTCCATAGCGGAAGCATTCCCCTGTCTCGAGGTCTTTCACGGAGATGCAATGGATTTTCGTTACGTCTTGCAGGAGTCCATTGGTCTCCAAATCGAACAGGGTAGTCCGCATACAGTTCCTTTATTTGATGTCAGGGTCTTCGAGGTACTCGTCGACGTTGAAGGCCTTGTCCAGAAGGTCAGCGTAGTAATGGATGAGACCCACGAAGGCCGCTACGATCCCGAGGCACCCAAGCAGGATGACGATGAGTTGAAGGAGATCACCGGGCATCTGCATGCTCCTCGAAGCGAGCCTTCAGGATGATGTACAGCGTGTGCTGTGCGAGACGGTCAAGGACCACCATGTCCTCGTCGTTCTCGAAGCTACGGGAGCCAAGGTTGTCCTGCGTGATACACAGGGCTGCCTCATTGAAGTAGCCTTTCTCGATCTTCGTCTGTGCTGGTCCGTTGCAAGTGGCCGAATGGAACTCAGCCAACAGGTACGGGTTTTCTTCCTCGGGAATGTCTTGGAAGTCTGCAATATCGTGTTCGTTAATCATTTCTCTCTCTCTTTAGAATGAGTAAGCCTCAGGGTCAGCCTCAGGCGTGAAGTCACTTTGCTTGTCATAGAGCCGACCAGTGATCCTGTCGTACCCAAGGCGAATCAGGGCGCCGGTAGCTTGGCCCGTATAGCGGTCCTTCAGTACTCGAAGGGTTGTCGTGCTGCGCTCTTCTTCATCCTCAGCCTGTTGATTTCGCTCGAGTCCGAACATAAAGAAGCTCCAGAAGCCGATTGCCCGTGCGCCCTTGAAGTGCTTGATGGATACATGGCCGCCTTCTTCATGGCTCTTGCCCTCAGGTGTACTAAGGTGCGAGATGAAATGAATGATGACTCGTAGCTCCTGAGCCAGTCCTGCCATCTCTTTCATGATCTGCTCGAGACTGCCGCGCTCATCTGCGGTATCCGCCATGGCCGTAAGGTGATCCACGTAGAAGATGCGGACTTCCTCAGCGTGTGCCATGTAGCGAATCTTGGCTGCCACAACGGCCCACGCGGTTTCCCCGAAGGAATCGTAGAGGAACACCTTGCCCTCGAGTTCCTTAACGGCCCCGAGGCGTTCCTCACGGGTCCAATTGGCGTCGGGAACATGGAACCTCTTGCCCTTCACCTTTCCAGCTACGCGTGCTGCGGTTTCCTTAGGCTGCTGCTCCAGGAAGATCAGTCCGACCTTCTGGTTCAACTCGGTCACATCGAAAGCAATCTGCTGTGTGAAGACATCTGTCTTGCCAATGCCAGTACCAGCACCCCAACCGTAGACCTCACCCCAACGGCGACCATGGGTCAACTCAGTCAACTTCGGGAGGAACCACGGGAGACCCTTCTCGATCTCACGGTCCAGTTCATCGTAAAGGTCCGAGATACCTACGATCCCATCGGGCCTATACGCCTTTGCATTCCAGATAGCCTGGATGACCTCTTGACCCTTGTTGGCCTTAAGGCAATCATTGGGGTCCTTCAGGGGAAGGGAGGCGATCTTAGCCTTGCCCGGGGGGAACAGTTCTGCCACCGCTTTCGCTGCTTCCCGCCCGGGTTCGTCCATGTCGAACATGATGACGACCTCTTCGAACTTCTCGAAGAACTCCATCTGCCTCGCCACGTCCTTCTTGGCACTAGGGGCGCCGTTAGGTATCGACACCACTGGCCACTTGCCACCCTGCAACTGTGATACGGTCAAGCAGTCGATCTCGCCTTCGCACAAGACGATCTTCTTACCCTTGTCCCACAGGTTCTGACCAAACATAGGGGGGCGCTTCGCTTCGCCAATGAAGGAGAACTCCTTGTTGGCATCACGGACCTTACAGGCCACCACTTCACCGTCTTTGATGTACGGATACATGTGGACCTTCTTACCTTCATGCTGGCCGATACGAACACCGAATTGGCGGCATGTTTCCTCACTGATCAGACGCGGAGGGATGCCTTGAACTTCGGCATTGGAATACTCGTCCAGATTTGCAGCCACTTTCTTTCTTCCTCTTGTAGGTACAGTTCCATCCCCCCGCTCGTAGTGCCCACACGAGAAGCAGTGTGTATGGCCGTCTGAGTACAGGGCATTTGCATCGCTAGAGCCGCACGCATCGCACGGTCCCTTGCGAATCAGGGAGGACTCTTCGCGTTCCATCTCAATCGTTTCCTACGAACTCAAGTTCACGGGGATACACAAGGCCTCGGGACCCCTCGGAAGATGTAACGCTGTACTGGACCCCAAGGATCCCCTCGGTAATTCCATGGACCTCCACGGTTGCCCCAAGGGACCACGCGGGACCATCGACCTCACTGAAGTCGACCAGCAGTTTTGCTTTGCGCATATCATTCAACCGAGAGGACTTCAGGATTGTCACGAACGAAGTCATGCACGTCCTTGGATTCCTTCAGACTAACACCAGCCTGCTCGCGGTACGACTTGATCCACGCGACAGCGAAGGGGCTTCCTTCGTACGGGATACCCACTTCCCTGATCACCTGCTTAACATTGCTCATGTAGACGAAACCACTCGCGGCCTTGCGGTTGAGTTCACGGCGCAAGTCAACAAGGCTCTTCACAGGCACCGGCACAGTTTCTTCGAAGGGCGGGTAGACATCGAACAGCTTGTTGAAGACTTCCTCAGCCGCCTCGGTTCCAAAGTTACTCGCGGTCTCAAAGACTGCAGCGATAAATGCACGGTTGTATTTCATCTTAGTTATCCAGAAGTGCAGCCATTGATTCAGGGAAAGCCCAACGAAGCCGTTCATCCAGTTGTTCAGCAACCAGACGGCACTCGTATTGAGCATGGGGATCGAGACGTTGACGACAGACACGAGCGAAGGCCATGAGGGAACCCGACCAGATCCATTCGGTCATCGTGTTAAGCGGGAGGACCATACGGGCCTGCTCGGGCGCTACGCCGTTACCGAGAAGGTCCTTGTAGGCCTCCAATGCAGCGTTTGAATTACACCTGATCCAGTTCAGATGTCCCTGGTAGCCTAAGGCTTCTCCGCTACCTTGCTTCACGTTCTCAGCGCGTCCTCGGAGTTCCTTGGGCATATAGAACTCAGGCTCACTGTCCACGTATCTACGGCTCACCTCATTCCAACTAAGGCCAACCTGATGTTTAACGAGTTGCCGAGCTACGAACAGCGGTGCCTTGATCCGGAAGGATGCAAAGCAGTGAGCGAAGGGTGACCAGTGGTCATGGGTCGCAAGGTAGTTGATGAGCTTCACGTCACCATCGGTCAACTCATCGTGTTGCTTGTCGAAGGAAACCCGGGCCACGTTAGCGACACTAAGGTCCGTGCCCATGGAATCCAAAAGCTTGACCTCAATGTCAGCTACTTTCATATCTCTCTCTTTGTGTTTAGAACGTGACGCCAGCCTTCTCCAACTGGTCATCAATGTGAAGAAGGACCTCTTTCTGCATGCCCGAGTACTTGTCAGCACCGTAGGCGGCCTCAATGAGCCCATTACGGAGGTACTGAGCCTGCTCGAGGCTCATCGTGATCTTCACGTTGCCGTTCTTCGTGTGCTTGACCTTGACGATCATCAGAGGATCTCCGGGGTACCCAAGGTATAACGGGTGTAGTACTGACCAGTGACCGGGTGCTTCTTCCAGTGGGATTCGATGTTGAACCCTGCGTCCCGAAGGTCCGTGATACGGCGTGTCAAGGACTGGATGCTATGGTCGATGATTGCTTCGCGTTGACTGATGGAACCGGCCTTGCGGAGGTGCTTCAGGATTTGCTGAGTCTGTGTCATTTCTTTCTCTCTTTTAACCAAGCCTCGGGGACAACCTTGTCGGAATAAAGGAAGCCGTGGCGTACACACCATGAGGCATAGGTAGACTTTGATCCCTTGTATAAGGGGCTTGAACTACGGGAGAATACGAAGCGGATGTCCTTCTCGGGATGGGCTGCTTTCACTGCCAGATGCTTGGTGCGGTCTGCAGAATCGAAAAGTCCTTTTCCCTCCACAATGATCCCATTGCTTAAAATGAAATCAGGTTTGTAGGAGTGCGGGATTACGTACTCAAGCTTCTGAGTTTCATACTCGTATGCCATACCCGCTTCATCCAACTGCGCAGCGATCTTCTCTTCAAGACCACTACGCAGCTTTTGCTTCACCTTAAGCCCATGGTTCTTCTTAGTGACCCATGAGCGCT